GGTCGAGGCGCAAAACGAGTACCGAAGCACTCACCAGTTTGATACAACATTCATTATGTTAAGTTTCATCGTGGTTATCCACAGGTCATACATGCTTTTCGTTGCTTGCGCGCAACACTTGCCATGCGCCTGTGGATAACCTGAACAAGTTATGCCTTGTTATCTGTGGATACTTGCTCCACGACCTCGATGTGACGCAACGCATCCAGCCTCATGCCAGACAGGTTCACTTGCACGCTTGGCTGCTTGCTCTGCGCGTAGGCTTGCGGATTCCAGCGTTCAGCTACCCATTGGCGCGTTTGCACGCGCAGACGGGCTTTGTTGACCTCCTCGATGTCGGTTTCGTCCGCGATCTCGATCGTCTCTGCCACGAGGTGATCTGCCGCTTTCGCACGCGCGCGATATAGGAAGCCCTCTTGCTCTGGGCGTTCCAACCACAAATGCAACGCTTTTTTGCCGATTCCAAGCTGGTAGCAAATCTTTGCTTCGCTAGCTCCAGCCTCGAACAAAGCCTCGATCTGCTCCTTCGGCAACGAGTCCAATAACGCTAAGTCTTGAATCTTCTTTTTCTGTCCAGCCATTTAAACGCTCTCCAATCAATTTTTATACAACGATGCTACCTGCATATCAAAAGCGTATCAAAACGCCTCTAACGCACGATTTGATGCCTTCCTGACCATTTTAGAAGTATCAAACACCTTCTTCATCGGTTCGCCTTCCAATTCATCCGATTTCATGTCATCGAGTCCTGTCTCGCCAGCATGGGGAAACTTCACAGGGTCTTTGTCAAGCCTGACGAGGTTCGCAGTTGGGTGCAAGGCTTTGATTTTCATAGTTTCCTTGATGACGGGTGACTCCATGATGACTTCAAGCTCCTGCATCGTCCAGATGTGACGGTTCAAGACATCGGGTCTGAACTGCTGATACAGTTCGGCATCGTGCTGCGTCTCGACAACGACCATGAACGAACCGTCTTGCATCTGCAACTCGCAAGCCTTGATCTCTGGCACAGGCTGAACGCCGTGTGCCTCAGCCCAAAGGTCTAACGCTGCGTAGGCATTCTTCATCCCTTGGATAGCTTTCTCGAACCTGACCTCATCTCGCTTGACCTGTGCATCGAAGATTCGTTCCGACTGTTTCCAGAACTTGATGCGGAACTCGGAATCCACCAACTCGATGACTCGGTTAATACCCCACCGTTTCTCGTGGTTATTTTTCACGACCTTGAGGTCAATCAACCCTGACCGCATGACTGCCTCAAACGGGTCAATCGGGAAACTTGGTTGCTCGATCTTTTTCAACGCTTTATTCAGTTTCTTTTGCATTTTTACTTCCTTACAGTTTTCTTACCAAAGAGGTCACTTTTCATGGTCACATGGTCCACTTATGGGTGTGTATATAGACACACACCCCATAAGTAGACCTGTTTGTGGTCTACATATGTAGTCTCCATTTGTCCACATATGTAGACCATGCGTAGACCTAAAATTGACAAGCAAGTCAACAAAATAGCAGTCGAAAAGTGCTTTTTGATTGTTCATGTTGACCTCTTGTAGACCAAGTGTAGACCTGCGACTAATACTATTTGATTGGTATGACTTTGCCAAATTCTTGGTCCTTGTCATCGTTGTTGTCAAAAACAGCCCAACACCAATCGCCGTGAAGCTCAACTTTTTTGGCGTTAAGCAGTTGCGTCTTGACCCGCCACCATAGTTTTTTGAAGGCATCAATGTCCACATCATTGCCCATAGACGCCCTGAACTCCTGCCGCCATTGCTCAATTTTTATGCACTTATTGCGCTTTCCATCGACCTGTTCCATCGTCCCGAACTTCTTGATGGCAGCGTGCAGCGCCTTCAGACCAAGCTGATTGTTGTGTCCAAGCCCTGCTCTATTTGGTGGCGTTGTCTGCTTTCTCTGCTGATTGACATCCATTTCCCCGTCCAATTCCAGCGCCAAGCTGGTCACAGATTCAAAGCCTAGAGCACTCGTTCCAATGTCAACTGTGACCATTTGGAAGCCCATGCGCTGCCCGTCTTCCCCGTCCTTTTGCTTGCTGATGTGCAAGATTCCTTTTGGCGCGTCCTCGATTCTTATGATCTCAAGTTCGGTGTCCACAGCGCCTAATAGACTTGAATGTCCCCTTAGACCCTTTGTTGCGTCCTTACCTGCGTGATGGACAACTAGAAGCGCCGAGTCGTAACGCTGCTGGATTGCACCTGCTGCCGTGATGAAGGCTCCCATGTCCTCTGATGCATTCTCATTGCCACCGCCAAAGGCTCTGGCTAGCGTGTCGATCACGATTAGCTGGAACTGTATGCCTTGAATCGCTTGCAGCTCGTCAATGGCTGTTGCTAGGTCTTGTATGTCCTGCTGGCTTGATCTCAGGTTGACTTGCCTTCTGAGGAAATAGACAGGCGCTCCCTGTGGCGTGTCGTGGTGTACTTTGAGCGCCTTGATACGCGCCCCGATACCGCCGTGACCTTCACCTGCGATGTACAGGACTGCGCCTTGCTGCTTGACTTCCTTGCCTAAGAATGGTCTGGTCGTGGCGATGCACTCTGCAATGTCCAGCGCGACAAAAGACTTGAAGCTGGCAGGTGGCGCGTACAAGGCTACGAAAGCCTTTTTAGGGATAACGCCTTCGATGAGCCAATCGACAGGCTCGTCCTTGATGTCATCCCACGCTTCGATCTGGAAGCCTTGTCTTTGCGTTTGAATGGCTGATGTTTCAGTCGTCAAGGATTCCTTGTCAACTGTCTCTTTTTTATCTGTTTCCAAGAATCGTGCAGGAATCGTGACCTCATCTTCCGTGGTGACTTTGACTGCGTACTGCTTCACCAAGTCTTGCAGCTTGTTCTTTGTGCCGTTGTACTTGTGTACATACTCGAAAGCGTCTTCCTTGTTTTCCAGTTCAAGGTCTAAGGTTCGGATTGACTTGGCAATGGTCTTGATTGCTTTGGTGGCTTTCTTCGCGTACTCCCAACCAACTTTGTCGCAGTCAGGCACGATCACGATGTTCAGGTTCACGAAGTATTGGATTGCGTCCTCTGGGAAGCTGCCAGCGCCAGCGTGCGTGGTTGTGGCTGTCATGCCTATGCTAGTTAGCGCGTCTGCTGCCTTCTCGCCTTCCGTAAGGAATACAACCTTGTTCAGCTCTCTGGCTTCCTCTAACGCTGGCAGGTTGTACGGAACGATGTTCGCGCCGAGCATCGTGGTGTGTCTTCTGCCTTCGTTGTCCACTTTAAGGAGTTTGTAAGTCTTGCCTTTGTGGTCATTAGTCTTGTAACGCTGCTTGATGAACTGCGTCACACCGTCCTCATCTGTGTAGTGCCACTCCTGCTCTAGCGTTGTTTGTAGTGGCTTCAGGCTGCTCAGAGGTTCAGGTCTTGGTTCAAGGTCTGGCAGCAGCCCGTAGTTCTTGATGGCTTCAAAGACATCGTGCTGCTCACACCCACCGTGGCATTTGAACAGCGGCTTGCCGTCCTCACCGTCAGAGATAGACAGGCTAGGATTCTTGTCACCATTGCCTTGCCCGTGTGTAGGTAGCGGGCAACTAGCTAACCAGCCTTGCCCTGTTCTCTTTGCGTTGCCAAGCGCCTTTGCTATTTGTTCGGCTTGCATTTATACGGTTTCCCCAGTTGCTTTGGCGATGGCGGCAAAGCACTTGGCTTCCCATTGCTCAGTCGTCATTGGTAGTTCGCGGTTATTGAGCAGCGCATAGCGGCACTCAATAATGTCTTGCAGGACTTCCAGCAGATCAGGCGCTGCGGCGATCAGGCGGGCGTCTCCGATGGCTTGCTCGCATTGGTCTAGAAGATTTGCGCTGTGAGCTACTTGCGCAACCATAAGTCCCATATCTGTGCCTACGGTGTAGCAGCCGTTTGGTCCTGGCGTTCCAATTCGCCACGGCCCTGGTGTGTGTTTACTCATCTTCATATCCTTTTTCTTCTAGTGTTTCTAATCGCTGCTCCAATTCGTAGACCCTTTGAGCCAACGCAATCAGCAGCAGCGTCCAAAATTCTTGTGTGTTTTCCATAGAGGAAAAAAAAGCGGGACAGCGTGATGCTGCCCCGCCTTCTCTCGCTGTTACATTCCGCAACCGCAGACTTGCTTGCCATTCATGCCAACAACGCAGCGATATGGCGCGTAATATGGGCAAGCAGCAAACGCTGCAAAAGATGTAAACAAAACAAATGCTGTAATGATTTTCTTCATGTCAGTTTCTCCTTAAAACATTTCGTCATCATCAACAGCTTTTGCAGCGGCTGTCTTAGGTGCTGCGGCTTGCTTCATGCCACCGAACTCACCAGACGATGTGAAGCTAGGTTCTTCTTCGGCATCCATGCCAGCGGGACGCTCAACCCACGACACCACATTGAAGTTAGGGATGCGTGTTGAGCCTTTCCCGATCTTCTCCAGCTTGCTGCCTGTGTACTCAATGACAGGCAACTTGCCAGCGTTTGCTTCACGCTGCGCGGCTGCTGCGTTGTAGAGGGCTTCTAAGCCCATGTTAGGACCTGTACCGTTGGATGACCATTCAACAGTTCCGAGTTCCTTGTTGTAGAACTTCACCATGAAGCCACG